CCTGAAACAAACTATCTCTCCCGCTTGTATCTGGGATATTCAAGTAGCAATGAATGTGTTGATAAGGAATCATGTTGCCGCTCTTATAGAAGCCGCATCCAAATTGTTGCGTTAAAATCACGTTTATGAGCGCAGTTTTCAGTGTCGTCGTTTTACCAGACGCGTTTGGTCCTGTAATGATAAGATTTTTATCCAATTTGATGTCATTTTTGATGGGTTTGCCGTGAATTAACGCCGCGTAATAGGCCTTCTTAAATGCGGTCTTCTTCTTCTTTTGATACGTTGCAAAGGCAATCTTTTTGTCCTTAATGTTCGTAATCAATCCATTCATATTTTCAATGAACCCGTGAAATCCAAAGGAATATGAAAAGGCCGCATTGTATTCTTCACTCTCATACATTTCATAAAAGTATTTCAACAATTGGCCAATCTGCTGAATATTTTTATATGTAAGGTGGTCTCCTTGAATGTTTTCTAGTTTGGTTTTATATTCATTAAGCACACGGATATTTTGTTGAATAGAATCATTAAACTGCGCGTAGCTCTGCAATGGTCTCGTATATTCAAGCAATTCATTCATCTCGTCCGTTGTATGTGTAATGTAGTTGCGAACCTTGCACAATGATGTGTGAATATGCTTCATATTTTTATAAAATCGCGCGCATGTTAAGAAATTTTGATAGATTGAAAACACGTAAAATCCCGCAGACAATAATAAATACATCTTTTGATCAATCGGCACGCTATTGAAGTTGGTGCAAAGTTTACCGATTGCATGATTTGAGGCGATGACCTTTAAAACTTCAGTGTATTCGCTCATCGAAATGTCTAAACCTTTGGCCTTGATGACAAAAAAAGGCACTACCAATATAATCAAGGGCACGATCATGGATAAAAACGGCGAGGCTAAACTATACATGCTCATAATTTGCAAGAATGTCTCGGATTTGTTCAAGTATTCCCAGTATGACCAATCAACATAGTGATACTTTTCCTTAAAACCTGTGTCGTTTTTGATTTCATTCCATAGTTCTAGAACCCCTGTGAGGTCGGCTTGGGGTTTTGTTGTGTCTGTATGATATGTCTTTAAGAATGCCTGGGTGTCTTTTAAAAAGGCAATATCGGATGTGTAATAATTCGGAATCTGTTTCAAGATAGTCTTACCTGGCTCGGTAGTAGGTGCGAATGTGCTTTGATACAACGGAACTCCAGATGCGTCAATAGTGTCGACTAGTTCTAAATCCGCAATGACATTATCCTTCAATTGAGCTTTTGAACTGACATAATGAATCGGAAGTTTAAAATGGTCTTCTATTTTTAAAGTATACATATATCAAAAATAGAAAATAAAACAAGTGAGATTACGAATCGGGTCGTATTTTTTGTTTGGTTTTGTTTGGTTTTGTTTTGTTTGGTTTGGTTTGGTTTGGTTTTGTTTGGTTTTGTTTGGTTTGGTTTTGTTTATGCAAGCGTATCAATAAAATTGGCAGGCAGTTCTTCAATCTGGGTAGAATAGTGTTGCTCAATTTCTCTTAGTTTGGAAATGTCCCTGCGCGTAATAAAATTAATTCCGATACCTTTGCGCCCCCACCGCCCACTTCTTCCAATTCGGTGCAAATACGTGTGAACACACTTGGCCACATCAAAATTAATAACTATGCTTACCTGTTGAATGTCTATGCCGCGTGCGGTGACATTGGATGATACTAAAATGCGATACCTGCCATTTCGAAATTCAGCCAGCGATTCGTCGCGCGCACTCTTTTCCATACTACTATGAATACAGCATACAGGGAACCCATCCGCAGTCATTGCAGAATATAAATCCGCAACACGCTTCACACTATTGCAATAGATGATACATTGGGAGACTGACATGGACCCATACAAGTCTTTCAACGCCTCATACTTATGTTTATCATCTTCCAGCGCAACATAATATTGATGAATACCTTCCAACGTAAGTCCCTCTTTTTTTACAATAATACGAACTGGGTCCTTAGTTATGATATTTACGATATGATTCATATCAGTCGACATGGTGGCACTAAACAGGGCTACTTGCACAGCATTACTCAAATATTGGAAAATATCGTAAAGCTGGTCTTTAAATCCAGTCGCAACCATTTCATCTGCTTCGTCAATAATAATAAGTTTAATATGGTTTGGTGATAACGCATTGCGACGCAGCATGTCATACACTCGTCCAGTGCAGCCAACTACTACATGATGTGTATTCCTGCGTAAAGAACGCACGTCATCTTCTGTGGAAGTACCACCTACCAAGGTTTTAATGCGCACATCTTTCATCATGCTGCTTAAAATAGTAAACACGCCGGCAATTTGCTTGGTCAATTCTCGCGTGGGCGCAAGAACTAGAACCTGGGTCGCGTTGAGGAGCGGATCGATTCTACCCAATGCACCAATGGTAAATGCCGCGGTTTTGCCAGTTCCAGATTGTGCTTGCGCGATAATATCACGTTTTTGCAGGATCGGGACAATTGCCTTGGATTGTATGGGACTCGGTCTTTCAAACCCGTAGGCATAAATGCCTCTTAGAATATCGGGATGAATATCTAACTCATCCCACTTTTTTATTTCTTCCAGTATACTGGACTCTGCTTTTTGATCTTCTTGTATTAATTGTGCCATATATAATGATATAATACTATATTTAAGCGGATTTAAAAACATAGTAGATTTGGATTTTCAATTTGCAATCTGTAATCTGGTAATCTAAAAATATTACAAATTTTGCAAAAAAACAATATTATTTGAAATTGATATAAATGAATCAGCATCTATTATAGTAACCAATGGGAACATATTCTCTCCAAGATTTTAATACCATCATCTTCAATGGGTTTAATTTTACATTGAGTGACGATATTATTCAAAAAATTAATGAATTGGCTACTCAAGTTGGGTCACCTACTTATATTAAAACACCCGTATTCCAAAAAAAAGATAGAAGTGCCGAGTCCGCAGCATCTCCAACATCAAATACAAAACGCAGGCGGGATGGCGGCAACAACAAGTACAATAATCATGGTACTGGTACAGATGGTGAGAAATTGTTTAACGCAACCAAACTAGTGCACAAGACCGGTCTTGACGGCGATATTGACTTGATTCGTTCCTACTTGAACAAGATTACTGACAGAACTTTTGCAGATATGAAGACCAATATTATTGGGTTACTAGACAAATTAATCGAAGAAAATAGTATTAGTCCTGAAGATATTATGCGAATCAGCTCCTATTTATTCGAATTTGCTTCAACAAACAGATACTTCTCCAAATTATATGCCGATTTATACACTGAATTGGTAAATAAATACGAATGTATGAAACAAACCCTCGATAACAGCTTTCATTCATTCTTGGAATTGTTCATCAATATTGAATATATTGACCCAGATGTAAATTATGACGAGTTTTGCAGAATTAATAAGGTGAATGAGAAGCGCAAGGCATTGAGCGCATTCTTTATTAATTTGTCCGCAAATAATTTGTTGTCACATGATAAATTGGTTGATTTAACACATAAGATGATTTTACGTGTGGTTGAATATATGCCCATGTCGGACAAAAAGGCGCATGTGGATGAATATACTGAAAACATTGCAATCTTATTTAATAAGGGGGAATATGCAAAGGTCACGGATAAGTTGATTGATGGAAAGACTATTGTAGAAACAATTCAAATGTTGGCGACAAGTAAGCCCAAGACATATCCTGGCTTATCTAGCAAGTGTATTTTCAAATATATGGATTTGGTTGATATGTAAAAATCTAACATCTGGGTTTGGTTGGGTTGGGTTGTGTAGTGTATTTGCGTAAATATGTAATATAACATTTCTTACAATTATTATATTATGGCCAGCAAGATTGATAAAATCTTTTATATAAACTTGGATCGCCGTACTGACAGGCGCGACCTCATCGAAATGGATCTCGCGAAAATTGGGCTTGCCGCCGAACGTTTTGTAGGAATCCCATATGAACCTGGAATCGTCGGTTGTGGCAAATCCCATTTAGCCGTTATGAAACTTGCAAAGGAGCGGGGATACAAAAACGTATTAATTCTAGAAGACGATTTTACGTTCCTTGTTTCCAAGGAAGAGCTTGACGTTGCATTGGAGAAGTTTTTCAGCAATGTGAAGGATTACGATGTCTGCATGTTGTGTGGTCAAAATATGGTTGTAACGCCTCTTACATCGGGGTTAAGTAAGGTGATTGAAGCAAGCAACGCCTCTGCATATATTATTAATGGCGCTTATTTAGATACATTGATAGCGCTTTATGAAGAGGCTCTTCCCTTATTAGAACAAACCGGAAAACACTGGATTTATGCAAATGACCAAGTATGGAAGGTCTTACAGCGCAAGGATAATTGGCTTTGCTTTAATCCTCGTCTAGGCAAACAACGCTCCGGATATAGCGACAATGCAAAGGCCTTCATGGACTATGAAAAATAAATCAAATCTGTGCAATAATAAAAAAATATAAACAGGTATTATATATCAACATGGACGAGTTGAAGAAGAGAATACTTTTATTCTTGATTGGATGTATTGGAACTAGAGCACTTTTTGTCTATATCGCGAAAAATATTGGCTTGAGATTCTTACCCTTATTGGGATATTTGGCCCTATTACCCATGATTGGTTTCATCTATATCTATTTAACTGGATCTAGACAAACCGGCGCGGAAGTATTTGGCGCTAAAATATGGTGGAATAATCTACGACCGATTCACGCTTTATTATATGGATTATTCGCTTATTACGCAATACAGAGGGCAACTTTTGCATGGAAATTCTTGTTGGCAGATGTTATTATTGGGTTTTTTGCCTTTATGATGTATCATTATAATCATGGCGATTTTGCAAAGTTGTAAAAAAGAAATTTAAATATATGCAAGTTATAATATTATGGCGAATCAAAATGAATATAACGAAAATGTTAACTATGTAATTGATGAGATGATGGACGACGCACCCGATTTAGATTTGAACTCGTTTTTAACCGATTTTGAAAAAATGGATGTGAATGTGAATGTAGAACCATCTGGAGATTATTTCCTCGCACAAATGAGTGAATATGATTTGAATTATACGTTGAAACAAGTCGGTATGATTTACGAATACTATAACATTGGAAAAATTACCAAGCTTAAAAAAGCGGACATTATACAAGCGATTGTCGTATTTGAACACGATGCCGAAAATTGTGAAGTTGTAATGCGACGCCAACAACTTTGGCATTATTTGGAAGAACTAAAGGCAGACAGGTTTATGAAACGATTTGTTTTATCGGCGTAAGGTCAGAATAAAATATTCAATACTACTAAAAAAGTATTAAATATTAATATTATCACTATAATAATATAGTAGTATGGTTTTATCGAAAATAGATGGTAGCATTAGTTATCCAGAATTAAAAAAGGTTTATCCTGAAGATTCGAAAATGGAGGCCGAGTTGTATGAAATTCAAGTGAATAACGTGGATATTATAGTCGCCGTTGGAGCAGCGAAGGATACATTTAAAACCAAGGGGATAGTATACTATCCTGTTTATTTAGTAAAAAAAAACAAGACTGCGACACAAATTGGTGTTTATGAAATTCTGCAAAGTAATCAACTTCGTTATTTGGACAATGAAAACAATTTAGACGTTGAAAAATTAGATGAGCCATTAATATACACTTTTGTAACACCCACATATCTTGAAAGCAAGCGTCTAATTCCCGAAGTGGAAGAAGTTGTGACCAAGAAGCCTAGAAGCGACCTTGAAGAAGGAGAGATTGATGAACGCGCAGATAGCGATTCTGATGATGGCGGTGAAGATGACACTGAACCAGTCTCAAGTAAAAAGGGTGAAATGGTCGTCGCCTCCGACGAGAATGTCATTATACCTGAACAAAGACAGGATATTTTTATTTTAACCAAGGGCGTTGCTATTCCCATGTTATTAGAGAGAGAAACCAAATCACAGGCCAAAGATGTGCGAGAGAAATACAAGGAAACAATCGACCATACTTGGATACAAAAAATCATGAAAAATCCCAATTATAGCGTTATTGATAATGAAGGCGATGGCGATTGCTTGTTTGCCACGATTCGCGACGCCTTCTCTCAAATCGCCCAACAAACCTCTGTTGCGAAATTGCGGAAAAAGTTGGCAGAAGAAGTCACGCCTGACATATTTATGAACTACAAGGAGTTGTATGATAATTATAACTCGGCCTTGATAAAAGAAACCGCAAATATCAAAGAACTTGCCAAATATTATGTGGACATTAAAGCCAAGTTTTCAAATATGTTGGATCGCAATGAGCAAAAATTGTTGGTGGAGAATGCAAAACAAGTGAAAAAACAGCACGATGACCTTGTTCGCGCCAAAAAGATGACCGCTCAGCTATTGAACGAATACAAATTTATGAAGGGTGTGGATACCTTGGAAAAATTCAAGCAAAAAATAAAGACCTGCGAATTTTGGGCAGAGACTTGGGCTATTTCCACATTGGAACGCATTCTCAACATCAAATTTATCATGTTGTCAAGCGAAGCATATAATGCAAAGGATTTGGATAATATTATTCAATGTGGGCAGTTAAATGACGCGATTTTACAAAACAAGGGCGAATTCCGTCCAGAAATGTATATTATAGTTGAGTATACTGGTGGACATTATAAATTGGTAGCATACAAGGGAAAACAAATCTTTACTTTTGCGGAAATTCCGTATGACATTAAAAAGCTAATCGTCGACAAGTGCATGGAACGTAATGCGGGGCCATTCGCGATCATTCCAGATTTCATCAAATTTAAGGATTCGTCTCGCTCACGCAGCAGCAGCAGCAGCAACAAAGAGAAGGCTCTCACTGAAACCAAATACGAAGATTTGACAGAAGCCAAATTGAGAGGTATGTATGACGATAGCATTGTGTTCTCATTCTACAATAATTCTGCAGCAAAACCATTACCTGGAAAAGGATCGGGAGAGAAAATCCCCAAGGACGCCATCAAGGAATTCACTGCGTTGGCCATTATTCCAGAGTGGCGAAAGAAGTTGTCAAACACGTGGGCACAACCATTTACATTCGACAATCATCAGTGGACTAGCGTCGAGCATTATTATCAAGCAGCCAAGTTTAAAAAGAACAATCCCGCGTTTTATTTGAGTTTTTCGCTTGATTCTGGGACCGACTTGTCCAAAGATCCTGCCATGGCCGAAGGATTCGGTGGAACAAATGGCAAATACAAGGGGAAACTAGTTCGCCCTAAGGAAGTTGTTATTGACCCTGATTTCTTTGGGCCGCGGAGCGAAAAGGAGTTGTATGACGCGCAATATGCGAAATTCACGCAAAACGACGATTTAAAAGCGTTGCTTTTGGCGACCAACAATGCAAAACTCTTGCATCATAAGCGCTCACGTGAGCCCGAGATATACGAATCGTTGATGCTCGTTCGTGATAAAATTCGCAAGGAATTATAAATGTGCGCGTTTAACGAAATAATATAATTATATTTAATTATTATAATTATATGCGCAAACTATTGATAGCACATCAAGGTAAATCTCAAACTCAAGCAAATACGAATAAGGTCTACAAAATATGTATATCGCAAAGTTTCACTGGCTTATGTAACCAGTTATGGTCTGTTATATCAGGGATAATTATATGTATTAAAGATGGTGTGCGGGTCTTGTTAATTGATAAATTTCTGTTAAACGTGCACACTAAATTGTATTGT